GTATTCTTTGACGCCCTCTACTTGCGCGGCGATACGGCCCAAAAACGTTTGTTTGTTGTCCTCGGCCGCTTTAGCGTCGGCTACTTGCGCGGCCGTTAAACGCTCTTGGGCTTTGGCTATGTCGTCAATGTCTCCCTTTCTGATTGCTTTGGCTAAGTCGGCTTGCGCGTCTTTTAATTCCGCTGATGCTTTGCCGGCGTTTTGCGTTGCGGCTTGCATAGATTGGTAAGCGGCAGCAAACGACAAACCGGCTTTAACGCTCGTTGAAACGGCCGTAGCAAAATTGGTAAACGCCTCTTTGGCTGTGTCTAGGTTGCTCTTGGCTTTTTCTAAAGCGTCGCCCAAAGCCGTTTTAAGTTTTTCGCTAAATGTCTCGGTCGCACCGGAAGCGCTCCTAGTCGTATTTGCGGCCTCGTTGGCTTTTTTATTCCATTCCTCTAGCGCGTCTTTTGACGCTAAACGCGCTTTATTTTCCCGTACTTGCTCAGCACCTAAACGTGCCAAGTCGCCCCGGTTGACATTAGCCAAATAACTTGCCTTAGACATTTCCGCGTTAAACTCTTGCGCCGCGTCAACGCTGTTATCTAATTCCTTTTGCAACGCTTTTTGCTGCACAATGTAAGCGGTCAAAGCGGCCGCACCGGCAGCGACAACCGCGATACCAATACCGGTCGCTACTTGTACCGCCGTAAACGACGTTGCCAACGCAAAATTCAACGCTTTAGTAACGAGCGCTACCGCTTTATAGGCCGCGTAGGCAATATTGACGGCGTAAATAAGGCCGGCAATTGCACCTATGGCAGTACCGAGGGCAACAAAAACGGTTGCGTTGGCGCTTACAATGTCCACCAAATTGGTTAAAAACGTTGCGAGCTTTTCGGCAATGGGTAAAAGCTTGGCGCCTATTTCCTCTTGCAGCTCACCGAAACGAATCTGCAGTAATCGGTAGCGCCCGGCCGTTGTGTTGGCTGCGTCGGCTGCGGCGCCCCCGGTCGTTTTGGCCAATATGGCCATAACGTCGTTAAAGCTGCTGCCGGCTTTGATATTGTCGCGTAGCGACGGGTCCAATTTTTGTAGCGCCGTCAAATTACCGTTATAGGCTTTTGACAACGCTGCGCTAGCGGTTGCGAGGTCGGTATTAGTTGCGGCTGCGAGGTCGGTAGCCGCGCGTAAAAGGTTTTGGCCTTCTCGCAAATTGCCGGTCGCGTTGACAAGTTGGGCTAGAGCCGGCCTAAGTTGGTCGTCGGCGGTCGCCGTCGCCCTACTAAGGCTGTCTATAAATTCCTCGTTGGCGGCTATCTGTTCGTCGGTCGCCCCGGTTTGACGTTGCAATACTGCGGCCAATTGTTCTTGGGCTGCGGCGTCCTCAATGGCCGCCTTGGTCGCAAACGCCGCCGCACCGCCCAACGCAAGCAACGCAATACCGGCCGGCGCCGCCGCTTTCTCCAAAGCAAATTGTGCCTTTTCGCCCTTTGTCTCTAGCTGCTCAAATTGTTTTACGGCCTTTTCTAAGCCTTTGCTGTCAAAGTCGGAAATAATCGGTATGCGAATAGCCATTACTGCACCAACCGCTTATTAACCGCTTCCATGAGCTCTTTAATGAGCTCAAACATATTGCGCTCAACTTCTTGGCCGCGCTTTAAGTATTCGGGCCACATCACGCGCGACGCCGGACCAAATTGCAATTCAAGCAACGAGACAAAACGCGCGCCTTGCGGGTTCGCACCGCCGGCTTTGCCGGCCATGTCAATAATTGACGCCGCCGGGTCCGTTTGTTGAATACGAATAGTTGAGGTATTGCGTTTGCCGGTATCTATTTTGAGGCTGACGCCTTTGCGCGCTTTATTTTGGTCATACGGGAATTTTTGGCGGCCGCGCTCAGTCCACTTGCGCGACATACCCGAAAGGTATTGAGTCGGATACGCGGCTTTTATTGCGTCGGTTGCAGGCTTGGCTATTTCGGCGGCTTGCTTGTTAATCATTTTGCGGCGGTCGCCGTCAAGCTCTTTCAGCTCTTTTAGCGCCTCTTTGACACCGAACACTTTAACGGTTACGGTTGGTGTCATTTTTGGGCCGCCTTATTCAATAGATAAATAACGGTAGCAAGGTCGCGGCTGTCAAACGGGATTTCGTGCGGCCAAAACCCCGTAGCCACCAAAACCGAAGCTAGTGACCGGCGGTAGCTGCCGGTTCCGTAGGGTTTGGGTCGGTCATGTCCACGCCCTCAATCTCCATATCGGGGTTATTTTGCAGCCAATCGCGCCAAGTCGTTTCCTTAATTAGGCGGCCGCTTTGCTTCAACATAAAGAAAGCCCAAGCCACCATGTCCGACATACCGACGCCCCGGCCGTCGCTAATTTTGCGGTTTTCTGCACGTTCCCATTCGGTAACACAAAGCAAATTGGTCATTACCTCAATGGGTTCGTCGCCGGGTTTGACGGTGACGCGCAATTTTATTTTCATTCTGTCCCTCTGTCTTTTGGTTGTGTTGTATTACGGGTTCGTGGTGTCGGTGGTGTAAACACCGCCAACGAAAACTACGTCAAACGTGCCAAGCTCTCCAAGGCTCGCATTGACAACCGGAAGCTCTGCCAACAGGCAGCCGGTCAACGTAAAACCGGGGTTTGTCGCGCTGTCCACGGCGTTGCTTGGTTTAACAATAACGGTTGTGGTCGTGCCAACAAGGTCCTTAAGCGTTGCGTAGGTTGCGTTTGCTGCGTACGAAGCGAACAAAGTAAGGGAAACCTCGTGGTTGCCCAAGCCTGACGTATAGGTACGCGAACCGGTGCCGAAAGTGGTGTCCTCTAGTGTGTCGTAACGCTGCAGGAATTGCGCCGACGTACACCAACCGGTAAGCGCCACGCTGTTAACCGTAACGACCGGGTTGGAAAGATAAGTGCTCGTTGCCATATGGTTTTACTCCTCTTGCTTGGTTTTTACTTTACGTCCCTTGGGGGCCGGGTTGGTGGATACTTGCGGGTTGTCGCTGCGAACAATAAACCCGTTGGCTATAAGCGCCTTTACGTTAACGCCGGGCTTGGGTAGGTATTCGTCGCCGGGTGTCCCGACAAGCTCAGAAAGAATAATAAGCCGGGTGTCGCTCATGTCGTTGACGCTTCCATTGCAATAGTGAGCTCGTAGGCCGGCAGCATTACCCCGCCAATATCCAAGGTTGTCGGTCGGCCGGCGGTAACGGCCACGTTTTTAGCCAATACAAGCGCGCACATATTGAGTAGGGACCGCATAGCGTCTAGGTTACTTGGGCCGAGCGTGATTATTTGCGCGGGGTATTCCATGCGTACCACGTTGTAGGTAAATGCGGTAAATGACGGGGCGCCGATAAAAACACATGGCGGGACAAGGTTGCGGGGGTCGGTTACGACTTGCAACCCGGTGACGGTGCCAAGCGTCGTTGCTAGGTCGTCTAGGCACTCATTGAAAAGGTCGGTGTAGGCAACCGGCATTACGCGACCTGCGGCCGGTCAATGCCCAAAAGCTGTTTAATCATTGGGCTAAGGCCCGTTACCGGCGCTGTTCCCATTTCGGTAAATGAGGCAAACGTATCTATGCTGCCGCGAGCCCGGTAAAGGGCGCCGCCCCACATAATCGTACCTAGCGTTACGTCGGCGCTTGGTGAGGTTGTCAAACTGTCAAAGTAGCCCGCCTCGTATCGGCGGCGAAACGCCAATTGGTTTACGGCGCTCGCGCATTGCGTTAAAAAGGTTGTGTCGGCAGCGGTTGCGGTACCGATACCTAGCCAATCTTCAATTTGTTGGGCCGTTATCCAAGTGCAAACCGGGCTAAACGTAATTGTGCCGGTAGCGGCTGTTCGTTCCACGTTGGTACCGGTCAGCGCGTAAAGCACTTGGTTCGGTACCGGCATATCTACGTTGTAAAGCAAATTGCCCTCGGTGTCGGTACCCGTAAATTCGTATTGGGGTAGCGCGTACACCGTAAACGTGCCGTTAAACGGCGCGCCAACGTTGGTAACGGTAAACGACCGGCCAACCTCTAGCTCGTTGGTTGTCAGCGTTTGCAGTACCGCGTATTTGTCTAGTAGCTGCTTAAACGTGACCGTATAAGTGGCCATTTGTTAGGCCTCTTTCCGGTTTAGGCGTAGGTGATTTTTTGCGCGAACGTTGACTTGGCCAAAAAGAACGAGGCGTAGCCAAAGTAAGACATGGTGCGCGAAATGGTGCCGGGGTTTTCAACGCTGAGCAAGCCGCGCACTTGTTCGTAGTATTCGGCGGCCGGTGCATGGAAAACAACCATTGTCTTGGCTGCAACGTTGCTGTCAACGATAATCTGCAAGCCGAGCGGGTTGGTCGTTGACCAATTGGTTACGTTGCCTGCGCCCAAGGTGTTATATCCACCAAGGCCGGGGGTTCCGACCATTGGGAATAGCGGGCGCTTGTCGGCGTCAACGGTGCTACCGAGCTTTGCCCAAGCGTCGGCGCCCATAACAATGTGAGTTGGGAAAAGGTTAGAGCCGTTGCTAATGTCGCGGGCCGCACCGTAAAGGAAAAGAATGAGGTCCTCTGGCGTACCGTCCCATTGGCCAATTGTGGTTGAGGCAGTAACAAAGCTGTCAACCGCAAAGTTGTCGGTTGCAATCATGTACTGACCCATAAGGTCGTTGAGAATTTGCTGCATTGCGGCAGGGCTCGTAAAGTCAATGTCCTGATACGACAAGGTAACTTGTCCGGCAAACGTCTTTTTTGCGACGCTGTTTGCTGCAATTACCATTGTGCGCGCTGCTGCTGCACCAAATTCGGCTGCGCCGGTTTGTTCAGCTACTTGCGTATGCGTGGTAATGGTTGGGCGAATAAACGTTTTGGTTGCGCCACCGTCGGGGTATGCGCGCGCACCAATCGCCGTAACAAACGGGCGAATGTAGTTAATGTCCTGAAACACCGGACCAAGCACCGGCACCGGCAGCAAACCGGGCGTATCGGTCGTGGCAATGTCACCGGCGGCAGCTTCAAGCGCGCTCAAGTTTTGTTTACGAGCGTTGACGTAGGCGTCGTTTACTTTGCGGAAAGTATCGCCGCCAATGTGATACGCGGCCAAATATTCGGCGGCCGACGGCATCTTAAACTCTTTGCGTGGCTGCGCGGGCAATGCCGGCGTAGGAATGGTTGCCTCAACGGCTGCGGGTGCTGCGGGGGTTTCGGTTGACATGGTTGGTTTCTCGCTTTCGGTCACATTCTTATTATGGTCGGTGTTTTTACTGTTTTGGTGGATACTTGCGGCGACTTTGGCAATATTGGCGGCGTCACCAAACGCCCCTACCGGGACAAGCGATAATTCAAGCCATTCGGCTTTTTTAATAATCATTCGGCCCTCGTCGTCATAGCTAAATTCTGTAGGGTTTACGCCTACGCTTACTTGGTCAATGGTGCCGTCGGCAGCCATTACGAGGGCGTCGTTACCTAGGCTTGTCGCGCTAATTTTGGCGCTAAATAGCATGGCTTCGGGGGTTTCTACGCGCTCGTTGACGACGCCGACGGGTTGCGTGGCGTCATGGTACATAAACAAACGTGGGGCTTTGCCGTCCACCGGCAAGCTGCCGGGCTGAAACATAACTTCGGTGTTGTCGCTGACGACCGCAAAAACGTTGTAGGGGACGGCAACGCCGGAAATGGTGCGGCGCTCTTTGCCGTCGGGGCCGGCTGCGTCAACGCTAAATTCTTTGGCTACAAATTTAATCATGGTCGGTTTTCCTTATCTGTTTGCTAATTGCTCTTGGGAATTTTCTTGCGGTTCGTCCTCTTGGTCGGCTAGATAGTTTTCCTCTAGGTAGTCGTCGGCGTCAAACTCAACATATGTACCGCGCGGTAGGACGTTATCCATTGACAACGTTTGGGCAATTGCGTCGGCATAAATTTTTACGCCAAAAATGTAAAGGTCGGCGCGCGCTTGTTGTGCGCTTTGGTATGAGTACGCGCCGGTTGAAACGCCGACTAAGTACGGCGGGACGTTTGCCAAACGTGCAGCTTCTAGCGCTTGGTATTGGCTGCTTTCAATTAAAAGCATTTTGTCGGGGCTTGTCATTGTCTCTTGGTATTCAAGGTATTCGTTCAATGCTGCGGTTTGATTAGTTGCGCGCGCCGCATTGAAAGCGGCCGCCAAATCTGCGAGCTCTTGCGCGCTCAACGGCTCGCCGCCTTTTTGCCGCAATATCCCGGCCGGTATCGCTGAGGTTGCGTTACGGTGCCGGGCGGCTTCCAAACGTAGCGCGGTTTCTACTGCGCCGGGTGCGGCGTAAATGAGGCCTTGCGACGGCGACAAAAATTGCACGACGTTTTCGGGGTCCAATTGGCCGCCTTGAAAATAAATTTGTTTTGACTGACCAAACCAAACGGGGCCGGCCATGTCCGTAGTGTTGATGCTGCCGGCCGGCAAACGGGTAAAGCTCGCCGGGTAGCCGTCGGCGGTGCGGCTCGTGATGTACCAAAACGCGCGACCGTAAAAAAGCAAGTCGTCAAACGTCCACGACATAATGAATTGGTACGGTACGGTCGGGTCGGGACGACGTAGCCATGAGCGCGGCGCTAACGGCATTTTTTCCATTTCGTCGCCGTTCCAAATTTCGTTATACATTTTCAACGGCATACAACCAATGACGCTTGCCATAAGGTCGCGCGCGCGGTTAATTGTTGGGACGCTGACGGCGCGGTTACGCGCGTCGCCCTCTTGGTAGGTGTAATACTGCCCAATCATGCCGACGCCAAGGCCGGCGCTGTTTGGTGAGTAACCGCCGGCCGCTGCAGCTTTGACCGGTGCCGGACTAATTGCGGCTTTGGTCGTGCGGTTAAAAATTCCCATAGGTCAAGTATGGCGCAAAACTGTTAGGTAGTGGCGGCGCGGCTTCTGCACCCGACAGAAAGGGAGTTTGCCACGCCGCCACCGCTGCAAGCGTATTAGCCGGCAACGACCAATAACGGTTTCCCCGACGCTTTCGGCTTACTTGCCAAAGCGGTAGCCCATACGGCGCACCGGGCAAGCTCTATAGGTCCCGGTGAGCGTTGCGAGCTCAACGCAATACTGTTCTGTGACCGGACCGCTACGGCTCGTTGTATGTGTTCGGCAAGCATTGTTTCGCCGGTATGTAATACCATGCCTTGCCTAATTAGTTGCCGTACCGGGTCGGTCCACTTAAGCATTTCGCCGTAGCCGACAACCGTTTTGCGGGTTTGTAGCCCGGTCGGCCAATGTAGGTCAATTGACGGGGTTACGGCAAACATTATGCCGGGTTGCGTTGTGTACGGTTTGACGGCTGCCAACATTTCTTGGTAGCTGTTGCAAACAAACGCAACGGTTAGGCACGTTCGCCCGTCGGGTAGCCCAACGGCCCGTAAGCCAAAATAGCGGCTTTCGTCAACGCTGTTTTCTATGGCTATTACGCCGCCGGCGGGTAGCGGGTCGTTGTGTTGCAGGCCGGCCCATACGCCGGGCTGTAGCCAAGCTTGGTCGGAAGCTACCCATACGTTGACCGAGGCGCGTAGGAATTGGGCGCGGTCGGGGTTTTGGCTTTCGGCAAATATTGTTTCGGGGGTCAATGTGTAGCCAAGGGCCGGGTTGCCCCAACCCCAAGCTTGCGGGGTCATAGGGTCCAATTCCGGGGGCGGGGACCATTCGGCAAAGTAAAGCGGTCCGGGCTGTTGGTCGTCTATGGCTTTTAGGCCTTGTTCTCGCCACTTAAGCATGGCCCTACTACGTTCGGTGCCGGCGGTTGACCACATAGAAAGCAACGGGTTTTTCTTTGCTCGTTGGCTAGGGATAAGGCCGCCGTCTATGACCTCGCCGCTTATATTCCAAATTTCGTCGGCAACAATGAGGTTTGGGCTCATACCGTGGCCGACGTTGGCGTTGGCAGCGCGCACTATCCACGTTGAGCCGTCGGGCATAGTTAGCCGGTTACGGCCATATGAGCGTTTGTATTCTGCGTTATAGGCCCGTTCTAGTTTGGGGGCGAGCTCGTCAAAGAGCATTACCGCCAAGTCAAGGCGGTGAGCCGTGGAAAGTACTAATTGTTTCTCGCCCCGAATTTGGGGCATATGGCAAAGCCAAAAAGCAATAAGAAACTCAAGCGCCACCGTTTTACCGTTTTGCCGCGCCGTTGACGTGAAAGCGTACCGGTGCAACAAGTCGCCGGCCTCGTCATACGCAAGCTGCCGGCTCAAAGTGTGCCATTGCCAAGGCATAAGGTCATAGCCCAATACCTCTTTCGCCCAGCCCCCCAAGTCGTCAGCGAACGAACCCGCCGCGTTAGCCGTAATCGTCTCTAGTCTTGGCCGGTCATGGCCGGTTAGCGCCGGTTCGGGCTGTTCCCCCTCAAAATATATACGCAAGCT